TCATATAGATTAATTATGCCTTCTTCATCTATCCTTTCTATATATTTAGGCTTATTGATAATCGTAACATCTCCTAGTTCAATCTCATCAGCCATTGCCTGTTGGACAAGATCGCCTAGAGACATATCCAAGGCTTTAGATATGATTATCAATTCTGATAGTCTTCTTTTAGATAAATCATCATATCTACCTATATTGGTAGATTCTATGCCTAACGCATCAGCTATTACTTTATTTGTAACACCTTGATTTCTAATTATTTGTCTTAATGTTATCATTTTAGATTAATCAAATTAGATATTATTAACACAAATAATAATCAAAAATGATATACTATATCAAAATTGATAGTATATTTGCATTATCAAATTAAACTGATACAAAGAAACGAAGATTAATTCAGATTTCAAATAGTATAAACATATTAAAATACACGATTATGAGAACAAGAGAATTTTTACACGAAGTAATGAGCCTTGCTTGGCAGTTCGTTAAGCGTAATGGCTACACCATGAGCGAAGCAATGAAGGTCGCTTGGGCTAACTTGAAGTTGAAAGGTGAGATGAAAAAGAAGATAGTGAAGTTCTACTTCAAAAAAGTGGACGGTTCCGTTCGTGAGGCATACGGTACACTAAATGAAAAGCTGATGCCTGCCATCACTGGTACTGACAACAGAAAAAAGAATGATACCGTTCAGACTTACTATGATACTGAACGCCAAGAATTCAGATGCTTCAAAAAAGCTAATCTGATGTCAATCGCATAAAAGATATGGATATGAATGCTTACACGATTAACCAGCAGTTGGATAGCCTTTATAAAGATTTAGAGGCTGCCCATAACAATGATGAAGAGGCTGTCTGCCTGATGTTCAATGCTGATAGCAAAAAAGAAGCTATCCAGTTGATAACGGATGAGATAGACAGTTTGGAAGATGCCTTAAAAGGTTTTGAAACTTGTGAAGATGATGGTATGGACTACGATGCTCTATGCCGGGTACAAGGTATCAGCCGATACGCATAATACACGATTATGCAACGCACGACAGCCCTACAGACGGATTGAACGGCAACCGATAGCGAGAATCGGGTAGGGTACTATTGATTAGTTCTTTGAAATTCTGTAAAAGCAATTACGGTGTAATTCATAAGCCGTTTTTGCCAACCAAAGATAACAAACGCACATAAGCAAGTTGGAGCTTGTGAGCTGTGCAATGTTTAACAATTAATAGATGTGTAACCATAGTCACTGAGGTGTAAGTAATGACGGATTTGGCGACCGACACGCACATCGAAACATATAGCTAACAGAAAGGCGTGATGCTTGGAATCGAATTCCTCTGTTAGCACTAATTTAAAATATTATGGAAGAGATTTGGAAAGATATATTAGGTTATGAAGGCATATATCAAGTTTCAAATTTAGGACGTATAAGAAGTGTTGACAGAGTTGTATTATATTCATCTGGAAAGAAGGTTTTTATGCGTGGGAATAACTTGAAATTGAGATATAACAATTCAGGGTATTTATATGTGGTTTTGAGCAAGAATCAGACGAAATCTTTCTTCTTGGTTCATAGGTTAGTTGCAAACGCATTTATTTCAAACATAAGTAACAAATCAGAAATTGACCATATAAATGCTGTTCGTGATGATAATCGGGTGTGTAATTTGAGATGGGTTACAAAAATAGAAAATAGGAATAATATTCACACCAAAATTGCGAACAAAGAAGCTAATAAATTAGCAAATAGAAGTGTTGGACTTCTTGAAAAGAAAGTCGTGCAAATGGACTTAGAAGAAACTACCATAAGAGTATTTAATAGCCTTCATTCTATTGAAAAAGAATTAGGTTATAGCAGAGCTAATATTGCAAGATGTTGTAAAGGGGAAAAGAAAACGTGTTATGGATTCAAATGGAAGTTTTTATAATGAATATAGTTAGGCGTCTGTACTATCTTCGACAATATAGCCTGTACAGAACTGAAATACGGTTCTACTATTCGATTAGGGTACAGGCACTTATTTAAATTTATACGATTATGAAAACAATCCAATTCATTTTATCCATATTGGTTAGTATATGCGCTGCCGGTATGCTTTACGGGGCTATCACTACTTACAGTCCTATGAAAATATTCTCTGTCACTATAATGGGTGTTATATGTGCCGGATGTGCTTTTCTAATAAGAATCTCTTATAAAGAGTTGAAATAAATGACAAATTGTAATACCGCTAAAAGGTAGACCTCAAATCCGGCACAAGGCGCATGGGTATGAGTACACAATAACCTTGTAAACCAGCCGGGCGGTAATTTATGAAGTAGCATTGTTGGAATGCGTGTAAGCAATTAATTGTTGGTATTAACTCATATTCTGATTTCTATATTCATCTGGCTTACAAGAAGTAGGTTCGACTCCTACCTTTTTAACGATGTTTTAAACTTATACGATTATGACAGTGGAAGAATTAAGAGGCATGACGCATGAAGATTTAGTAAGGCGTGTGCAAGAACTGGAAGAGGCTAACGAAAAATTAGCTGAAGAGAAAAAAACATGGTATAAATCTTGGAGTGATTTGCAACAGAAGTTTGATCATTTCAAGAATGCGGTTAAAAGCATTGTTCTGATAATAGATTAGATATTCGTGTTTTATTTTGATGTTTGTACTGGGTGTGCCGTCCGTGAGGATAGTGCACCTTTTTTAATCGGATGGTTAGCTTATCGGTTAGAGCTTCGTGCTGTGCAACCAATTGGCACGATTGAGAGGGGTTCGATTCCCTTACCATCCACGAATCATTAATTAAATTTTATTCTTATGGCAAAAGAACTGAAAGAAAGAACAGAAATCAAGAAAAAGCTGAAAAAGAAAAATGACAGAATCAGCTTTGACTTTAGCGACAAGCTTGCCGGACAGCTTCGCAGGTGTACCGCTGATCTTAATAGGTTGGCAAGGATTGACCGGATAATAGACAAGGAGCAAACGTTGTATTCGGTGGACACTAACAGGGAAGCCGGATATATTGAGGTTATCCGCAATTATTAATCAGCCGACTTACACGATTATGAGGAGAGTTTTTAATGAACTTACACCTGAATGCGAGATTACGGCACGAATGTATGCACAAGGGTATGAGAAGAAGGAGATAGCCGATTTGAAATGCAGGGCTGTGAGCACAATAAACAACCAGTTGCAGAAGGCTTTCGAGATTCTTCATGTAAGAAATGGAAGAGAACTGGCGACCATGCTATATGAGCGTTTGGCTGGCATGAAATTCACTATGGATTTCCCACCAATAGCCCGTTCTGTTATCGCCTGTTGTTTATTATGTGTGTTTTCAATTACGTTTTATCAGGATTTCCATTCGGATATGCGTAGGGCAAAACGGATTAGAGAAGAGAAAATAGAATTTCTGAAAGATATGATATGAAAAGAGGAAAGGTTGAATCCGTACAGAAACTTTGGCTTAATAAGGATGAAACGATGGCTTATTTGGGGTGTAGCGTTGATTACCTTGATAAACTTAGGAATAACGCCCAGGTTTCATTTGCCAAAGATGGAAAAATGATTTGGTACAATTTGGAGTCGATCAATAGATTTTTGAATAGAATGAAAGTAATATAAACCCTTTAAATTTTACGATTATGAGTCTTATTAAAAAATCAAATGAATTAGTAATTCCTACCACTGTAAAGATGATGATTTACGGTCAGGCTGGTATGGGAAAATCAACAGTGGCATTGAGCGCACCGAAACCGTTATTATTGGATTTCGATAATGGCGTTAAGCGTATGAATATGGCGCATTTGGAAAACATAGATACTGTACAGGTCACTTCATGGAGTGATGTTCAACAGGTCTTGCAGGAGGATTTGTCTGTTTATCAGACCATTGTAGTTGATACAATCGGTAAGATGATGGATTTCATCATTACTTATAAATGTGGCAGCCGCCAACCGTCTATCAGGGATTGGAGCGGTATCAATGCGGAGTTTTCATGGATGACACGAACACTCTCGGGGCTTAACAAGCACATCATTTTCGTTGCCCATCGCGACACAAGAAAAGAAGGTGATGATACGGTGTTTATCCCTGCCTTGCGTGAAAAATCCTACAACTCTATCGTTACTGAACTGGATTTGCTCGGTTATCTTGAAATGAAAAGCGAAAGAGGCGTCCAAAGACGTACCATCACTTTTGACCCAACTTCAAGAAATGATGGTAAGAATACTTGCAATCTTCCTTCAGTGATGGAAGTCCCTACCATCCTTGACAAAAACGGTAATCCAACCGCCAAGAACGACTTTATCACTACCAAGATAATCAATTCGTATTTGGGTATGCTTGCAGCGAAGAAAGCGGCACAAGAAAAGTATGATAAAGTTATTGAAGAAATCAAAGAGCAGATTGAACTTATTACGGATGCGGAATCTGCCAATAATTTTATCGCGCAAATAGATAATTTTGAGCACGTTGGTTCTTCAAAGCAAATGGCGGCAAAGTTGGTAGCCAACAAAGCGAAGTCTTTGAATCTGAAACTTAATTCAGAAAAGAAATATGAACCAGCAGCCTAAATATCGTATTTACGCAACGCTTCTCGATGCCTTTGGGGGATATCTGAATAGTGATGTGATTTGGGATAAGTATTGGGGGTGGTCAGAAAATCCACCCCATACTCCCGAAGAATTTCACGAACAACAGTTTCAAGAACTGATAGACCGGATTAACCGCAAGCCATTCGACAGCGAAGCGGCAGACCGTGGCACGGTTTTCAATGAAATCATTGACTGTATGATTGAAAATCGGAAATCCGAAACTGTGCAAGTTGAAAAGGTATATAAGGTAATACGCGAAGGAGCTTGTGACGAAACAGGTAAACCTTTGTATTACGATGAGGTTCAAACCAACGAGGTTATAGGTTTGAAAGCTACCTATAATAATCGCGTTTTTACTTTCCCAATTTCACTTTGCCGAGAGTTTGCCAATTACTACAAAGGCGCATTAACCCAACAAAGAGTAGAAGCGATTCTTCCAACCGCATACGGCAATGTTTTGGTTTATGGGGTAATTGACGAGCTGATGCCGGCCAGCGTCCACGACATCAAAACAACCGGAAGCTATACCGTAGGGAAGTTCAAAGACCACCATCAACACCTTGTTTATCCTTATGCTTTGATGCAGAACGGTTCGGATGTACGGACATTTGAGTATAACATTGTAGAGTTCAACAAAGGCGGTTATGTGGTAGATACCTATACAGAAACATACGTTTTCAACCCAGAGCGTGATATTCCTATTCTCACTAATCATTGTGAAGAGTTTATCCGGTTCTTGGAAGAAAACAGAGAAATTATAACCGATAAAAAGATATTTGGAGGAGAAAATTAATGGCAAACCAAATAACCGGACGGATAATCGAAATTGGACAAACTGTTCAAATACCATCCAAAAACGGTGGTTCCTCATTTACAAAACGGGAGTTTATTTTAGATGCTACCACTTACGACCCTTATACGGGAGAGCGTAGCGAGTATGAGAACATTATTCCCTTAGAGTTTTCGGGTGACAAGTGTACAGAACTTGACCGCTTTAATCAGGGTGATGTTGTTACTGTATCATTTGTCTTACAAGGGCGTTCTTGGACGAATCAAGACGGAGAATTCAAACGTATGGTATCCATTCGATGCTATAAAATAGAAGCGCGTGGCGGTGTATCTCAATCCCAACAGACAACATCGATACAACAGCCAGCGCCACAACCGACTTATCAGCAACAGCCGCAGAACTTTCCGCCTCCGGTTGATGCTAATGGCAATGTAAAGGATGATTTGCCTTTTTAGCGTATGCTGTTCGACTTGAAGAATGAATATCAAATACCCAAGTTCAAGGAGTATGTAAACAAGCTGTTTAGTGAACGTGCGGTGGTGGAAGTGAAAAAGAAACTACCTAACCGCACGCTTGCCCAAAACAGCTACTTGCATCTTCTTTTAGGGTATTTCGGTAGTGAGTACGGTTGCAGTCTCGACGAAGCAAAAATTGATTTTTATAAGAGGACTTGCAACCGTGATTTGTTTGAACGTAAGACGGTCAACAAGAAAGGCAATGAAGTAACCTATCTGAGAAGCTCTGCCGAACTGACAACGGGGGAAATGACCCTGAGTATTGACCGTTTCCGTAATTGGAGCGCATCGGTGGCTGGTATCTATCTGCCGGCTGCAAATGAACATCAAATGCTGATATACGCCCAGCAGGAAATACAAAGAAATCAAGAATTTATTTAGTTATGATAGAAACAAGAAAAACAGAAATCAGGTATGTGACATCTGATCCGAAAAAGATGCTCAACATGTACCTTGCAAAACGTGTCCTCAAAACATGGGAGGAATCTTTCATTGATGAAGATACAGGTGAAACAGTAACCATCGAACGGAATGAAATTCTTTTTGACCGTGGCACGCTGATAGACCAAGACACTTTGGCGAAAATTCGTTTCAGTATGGAAGCTGACGGCATTAAGGAAGTGGAAGTCAGCAACCAGAACCGCTTGGCATTCGAGAACGAGAACAGTGTTTTATATCCGTACATCGCTCAAGCGCAAATAGGTGACAAGAAACATAAGTTCCTGCTGTATGCCACCGGATTGGAGAATACTTGTAGTATCTTGAAAGATTACATCGAACTAAACTATATGTTCGGATTCACCTTGACAATGGTCAAGGAGTTCGATTCTTGCGTGATTCTTACTGACAACTTGAAAGAACGTAAGGTTGACGATGCTTCGCTTGCCTATCTCAAAAATGAAATCACTATGGCAGAATACGTTGACAAGATGGACGATGAGACTGAAGATGGTGACGAAGAATCTAAACCGAATGAAAAGAAATTCTACCAGATTGAGACGAAAATCACATTCACGGATGGGGAGAATGAAGACGAAAGGGTTCAGACTTTTGTTGTGAACACCTTCAACGTTGATAGGGCGATGATGCTTATCACTCACTACCTCAAAAATAAAGAAGAAGAATGCGAGAAGCAAGCCAAAGAAAAGGGTCATGAATTCAACAAGAGAGAAATTCACACGGCTATTGAATCAGCCAAACCTATACCAGTTGGGCGGTTTATTCCGAAAGAATTCTCGATGGCTTATTTGGATTGAGTTATTCCTATACAGACGTAGTGAATATTCTGTATAGGAGCAATCTTGTATCAATGAACGCACCACTTTCGGAAATTTGAGATCGTTATGGGAGCGACCGATATATGAAAGAAAGTAGTAGATTGAGAGAGTATGGTAGAAACCCATATAAGTCCAAAGGGTATCAATCGAGGTGGATTACCACAAAATCATGTGGAAGTTGACTGTGTTACATGGCGGTTCATGATGTTGACAGCTCGGAAAGACGGGCAAACATGGCGGAGGTATTCTCAGTGGTAAAGAGAGCCTAAAGAAAGCGTACGAAGTGCTTTAGGTATTACAAGTTGTAATTGCTTGGGTTCGACTCCCAAACTGCCGCACAAACTTGTGTTAGAAAGGGAACATGAAAGTATTCAGTTGCAAATGGATATTTCTGTAATGCGCATACAGATAGTGTTCCCGATGGAATAATGTGAGCCACACATAAATGGCATGGGTTAGTGAATAATGGTTGTGCCCCGGAGAATATGCTTCGGGGCATTTAATTCAAGAATTATGGAAAATAAATTTACCGTTGTTGAAATCGTGGAAAATCTTATTGGTAAGATTAATCCTGTTGGTGAAACGAATGAAGACGAAATTCGTTTTGAAAACCTCAAATTGATGTGCGATTTGACAAATAGTCTGATCTCAAAAATAGGTAATGTGTCTTATGAGAACAAAGACAGGCAAGAACATTCGATAAAAAAAGCCGCTGAGTATGCAGAAAGGTTTTTAACAGAACAGATAGGAATACAATAATATGCCATACTACATAAAAAGAACTAAGTCCAAGAAAAAAGACAAGCCTTTACCTCTGTTTGATAAAGCAGGGGTGATAATAAAGAAGAAGCCGGATTTGAAAGCTAAACTCGACAAGGAGTTTTCTCTTTTCATCCGGCTTCGTGATTGTATGCCGAACGGCTTCTTTCGTTGTATCTCATGCGGACAGATAAAGCCGTTTGCGCAAGCGGACAATGGTCACTATTTCAGCCGCACACATTTGGCAACACGATTTGATGAGGATAATTGCCATGCCGAATGTCGACACTGCAACAGATTCAAAGCCGACCATTTGGAAGGCTATCGGGTGAATCTGATAGCTAAAATTGGACAAAAGAAATTTGATTTACTAAAAGTGAAAGCTGCCGGTACTTCTAAGATGTCTGATTTCGAGTACGAACAGCTAATCAAGTATTACAAAGCACTTAATAAGAAGTTACGAAAGGAGAAAGGGTTATGAATGATTTGGAAGCAGGAACATTTGTTATGATGGTCAAGAATGATGATGGTTCATTCTCTCCGGTTGGATTAAGTAAGGAACAGGCTTATATAATCCGGATATTTCTTTCCAAACTTAGTGAGGATTTCCCTTTTATCATTAAATCAGAAGATAGATATGTACAAACTACGTGATTACCAACAGAAAGCCTCTGATGCTGCCGTTTCTTTCTTCAATAACAAGGCGAAGAAAACAAATGCCATTATGGTGTTACCTACGGGCAGCGGAAAGTCGCTTATTATAGCGGATATAGCCGCAAGGCTTGACGGACATACCTTGGTGTTCCAGCCAAGCAAAGAGATATTGGAGCAAAATTTTAAGAAGCTCTGTTCATACGGTATTCTTGATTGCAGTATCTATTCGGCTTCCTTTAATTCAAAGGAGATAAGCCGGATAACATTTGCCACCATCGGCAGTGTGAAGAATCATCCCGAACTGTTTACCCACTTCAAGAACATCATTGTGGATGAATGTCATCTTGTAAACCCCAAAGAGGGAATGTACAAGGATTTTTTTGATGCAGTGAAGTGTAAGGTTCTTGGACTGACAGCAACGCCATACCGTTTAAGCTCCAGCCGTGATTTCGGCTCCATGCTGAAATTTATCACTCGGACAAAACCTCATGTCTTTTCAGAGGTCATTTATCATGTACAGGTATCAACCTTATTAGATATGGGCTACTTGGCGAAGTTGGATTACTATTCAATGAATCCTTCAGGGTGGAATGAACTTAACTTGAAAGTAAATACTACTGGTGCCGACTATACGGATAGGTCAGTTCAAAAAGAATATGAACGGATAGACTTCTACGGTTATCTCGTTCATATCGTCCAAAGGCTGATGAATCCCAAAGCCGGAGGAAAACGGAAGGGTATTTTGGTCTTTACCCGTTTTTTGAAAGAAGCGGAACGGTTAACGATGTCAATACCCGGTTGCACTATCGTTTCAGGTGATACTCCTAAGAAAGAACGTGAACATATTCTTGAGGCGTTCAAAGCTGGTGAAATTCCGGTAGTAGCTAATGTGGGTGTACTTACGACTGGCTTTGACTATCCGGAACTTGATACGGTCGTTATGGCACGTCCTACAATGTCACTTGCCATGTGGTATCAGATAGTCGGTCGTGCCATCCGCCCGCATCCTTCTAAAGAATGTGGATGGATTGTGGATTTATGCGGTAACATCAAACGTTTCGGAGAGGTGTCGGATTTACGATTGTTTGATAGCGGTAATGGTAAGTGGGCTGTATTTTCTAACGGAAGGCAATTAACTAACGTGAGATTCTAAGACTATGGACGAAGGATTTTTGAGGCTAAGCCGCAGGTTTTTCTCGAATGAAATGTGGAATGAAGCCCGTACTTTTAGCAGTTGCGAAGCGTGGTTAGACTTAATTCAGTCTGCACGATTTGAGGCAACGCCCCGAAAGGAGAGTATCGGAGGTCGAGAAATCTCTTATTCAAGAGGTCAATATCCTGCATCCATAAGATTTCTGTCACAGCGTTGGAAATGGTCTGAAAAGAAAGTGCGTTCCTTTCTTGTGCATCTTAGAAAGAAAGGTATGATAACTGTTGAGTGCAATCAAGGAGTGAACCTTATAACCTTATGTAAATATGAAGAATATAATCCAATGGGCACAACCAAGGACACAAGTAAGGGCACAGGTATTGAAAAGGAAATCAATGAATTAAGACAGGAATGGGCACAACTAAGGGCACAACTAAGGGCACAACTTGGGGTACAGTCCATGAACAACAATCTACCGCAATCCGAACTTTTACAAAAATCAGGGCACACAGAGGGCACAAATACAAAGAAAGAAGAAAGAGAGTATATAGATATATCTCTACATCAAAAGAAAGAAAATACTCCTGACGGAGTATCAAAGAAAGACAAGCTTTCTTCGCCCTCCCCCTCTGAAAAGATTGA